TTGCTTCGATCAGTCATGTTTTTCTCCTTATTTGTTGCAAGGCTGTCAAATATATTTACATATTATTGTAATAATATGCTTGAAATGGTGTGATTTTAAAGGATTTTAGATTACGCCGGTGGAGCTACTGGTGTTTTATACATTTGTTCTATAAATTCAAGCTCTTTTTCTTGTTCAAGAATATGCTGTTCACTGGCTTTTCTTAACTCATTAATCTGTTTTAGAGTTAATCGAGTTTTGCGAGTATCGTCACGTCTCATGACGGTAGAGTCGCGATGACCTTCGTATCGCATGTCATTTGCGATAGTCTTACTATCTGGATCTTGATAAAATAATTCTCGAAGTATCATACGTGTATTTATACCGTAGGTGCTGCTGCTGCGGGTGCTGCTCCTGGAACTGGACTTGCCTGGCCGGCTCCTGCGGCTGCTCCAGCCGGTTGTTCCATAGACCCTGGCACCGATGGTTCAGTCATTTCGGCAGAATCTGCTTCTAATCCAGCTTGACTTACGCCAACGCCACGTAATTCTCCAGAACTATCTGTAGGTACTGGAGCACCTTTGCCATTTTCTTCTGCCCATAGACGTTCATTTTCTGCTAATTCTTCTTCACTTAGACCTAGATATCGTTTAAGAGCAAAACGTTTGGCAATATAAGGCTGTTGACTAATAGTTCCGTAGGTATTAATTCGTTGATTGTCTAATTCTGCCTGTCTGTAAGTGGCAAAGTTTTGCGGAGGTTGAAACTTTAATTCAAATAGTGCGCTGTCAATATTAATACCGCGCTCATACAGATACAGCTTAAATTCTTGATCAAAACAATCCTGCATTAAACTCTGTAAACGCATACAATAGTTGTTAAATCGCAGTTCTTGAATATATGCTGTGCCAACACGACCGTCGTTATACTGAGCTTGGCTGTCATCTGCACCTGTTGGCAGATAGCTACTTGGTATTCTTAAACCACGAAATAACTTGTTTGTAAAGTATTTTAAGTCGTCAATCTCACCAAGATTCGTTCCTCCAGGTAGAGTCTCAACCTTAGATCCTCGTCCTTCAGCGGTGGTTGGGAAGAAGTAATCTTCATTGATAGATAACGGGTTATACGCTGAATCAATAACGTTAGTAGCACCGCCAGTAGCACTTGGTATTCTTCTTTGATGTATTTCATTTTTTACTCGCTCCACAAATCCCATGGCCAAATGGCTAGGCATATTGCCTACATCAATGTAGAAAATACGTCTTTCTGGCGCACGTTGAATACGATAAATTAGAATAGCATCTTCTAATAATTCTTTTTGTTTGAATACTTTAAAAACGTTTTCTAATAAACTATTTCCAAAAGGATAGTTGTTATCCAATCCTTCCGAAAGACTTAAATGAATAACATGTTTTGCTTCAATAGCTAATTCATTTTGTAGTGTTTCAAATCGACTGCCGCTGGAACTTGATGCTGGATAAGCGCCAGTCATGCCTCTAGCAGCTTGGCCACCTGCTACATAAGCAGTACCTCTGTTATTAGTATTTGTAGTATTTGGATTGATTGTTGTAACAACTAAATCCATAAAATTAGGATTTAAATCACGGATAACATATTGTTCAGGCTCTTTACCTTCACTTTCATTTACAATAATTTTAACTATCTTGGCTGCATCTATGTACATCCATTTTTTATTTTCTGGATCTCTAATAAAAAAACAATCGCCGTATTTGAATACATTACGTACAATTCTAAAAATTCTAGTTTCAAATTGTTGTAATTTTGTCCATTGTTGTAGATATTCTCTTAAAATAGCAATTTCACTGTTTGTGGCCTTGCTTTTAAAATGTAAATGAAACGGTGTTTGATTTTCTTTATTCTTTTGTGTACAAAATTCCGCAATAATATCTAATGCGGCATTGACTTCGCTGTCCATATCCATGGTATCGTATTGTAAGTAACGCTCAATACGATTAGGTGCGCCTGTGTAAACATCGGGTAAAAAACTGCTGTAATTTTTACGAGCAGGGCCCATGCTAGAACTATTGCTCATCGGACTTAACGATGTGCCTGTGTTATCTAGCTTAACTGGTGTAAAATATTTTTTCCAACTCATTGATTATCTCTGAAATAAATTTTGGGAATTAGCTCGTGTTGCGTTGATCTGTTTTTTACCTAGTGTTTCGGTTTGTTCGAGAAGACGACTCATATTACTATTTAACGAATCTAATTTCTTTACTACATCATCAAGAGTAGCTTTACCAGTAGATGCAGGTGGTCTAGCTGGCGCTGCATTGGCTTCTGATTTCTTAGCTTGTTCAGCTTGTCTAGCAAATCTGGCATTTTCTCTTGCTGTATCTGGGTCTGTTACAGGTTTGGTAACAGCTGGTGCCACAGTTGCTGCCGCAGATTTTATTCCAAAATTAATTCCAGGAAGATTTAATGCGTTTAAATCCATTGCTGGTAATTTTGAACTTTCAGCTTGTCTAGCAAATCTAGCATTCTCTCTTGCTGTGTCTGCTTCTGATACTGCTGGTTCTTTTGTATCAATTTTTGGAGATTCTTTTACCGCCGGTGGTTCTATGTTTTTAACTTCTGTTTTTATAGCACCGGCTAAGTTACTAAATTCATTATTAATGTCTTGACTTATTTTAGACGTTGTATCAGTGTTAGGTTGAGATTCTGGTACTTGTATGCCTTGGGCTACTAGATCAAGTGCAGCTTTGCTTTGCCCTGTATCAGTTTTTGTACTATCTGATGCTGCTGCTGGCACTGGAGATGAAAGAATTTTTTTCTTTTCTTCTTGTGCAATTGTATAAGCAGCAATTTCTTGCTCTCGATATTTGCTATTATCTTGTAATTCTTGAATTTCTGTTTTAAGTTTTTCAATTCTACTTTTTTCTCTTACGCTAAGTTCTTGAGTTTTTCCTTTTTCTTCTAAATCAGATATTAGTTTATTTTTTTCTTCTATATTAGACTTATTAAGATTTAAAGTTTTTTGAGCACCGTCTTTGTAGGCAGCAATTTGTTCATCGCTATCTCTCATAGCATATTTTAAAGTTGTCTTGCCATGTTCGTCTAATGTTTTAGCTGCTTCTGCTAGTTGTCCAGATAATTCTTTTGCCGGTAATTGTGGAATTACCGTCATTTCAAATTCTTTTCGTTTTTCGCTTACTTCGTTAACTGGTAGTGCTTCTTTGATATCATTTTTTATTTTTTCACTAGCTTGTTCTACAATTTTACCTTTGTCTTCTTCTTGCTTAATAACAGTATCGTAGCCTAATTTTTGCAAATTCTGTTTAGTTTGTTCTGCTCTTTCTGCTATTTTGATAGCGTCTGAAGTCTTTTTAGTAGCTTCAAACGAGTCATTCATCTGTTTAGTTAGTTCGTCAAATCTCTTTTTATCTTCGCCTTCTAGATCTTTGATTCCTTTACCTTCTTTTTCTAATTTTTCTTCAATAGCGTCCCTAGCATCTGCGGCAGCTTTATTAGCTTTCTTAGCTGCTTCGTTTTCTGCTTTTAATGATTCTAATTTTTCTTTAGACTGTGTAGCATTCAACGACATCATTTCGTCGAACACTTTCTTTTGATCGTCTTTAAGCCCCATTTTTGCCATGCTTACAGACATTTGTCCCATGTCTGGCATTTTAGGTGCTGTAGATGTAGAAGACTGTTTAGCAGGTGCTGCACTGATAGAAGTTGAAATATCTTTTGATATTTTGCTTACGTCAATGCCGCCAGATGAGCTAACTTCTGACATTGTTTTCTTAACTGCGCCTAGCGAACTTCCTACAATCTTTTCTAGATCTTCTGGTTTCATTACACTTTCCATTCCGTGTAATTCAACTAAAGTTCCGCTACCCCAATTTTCAAATAATTTACCAGCTTCTCCTAAACTGCCGCCCTGACGTTTAGGAACATTTTTTCTATACTCTTCAGCTTTCTTAACAGCTTCGTCGGCAGCACTAGACTCTTGCGTAGTTACTGGTCTGTCTGGACTTGGTTGGCGGCCTGGACCAGTTGGATTAATATATTCTTTACCAGTTTTTATTACGTCATCAACTTTATCTTTAACTTTGTTGATACCACCTTCTACTGTACCTCTAAATCCAGAACGTTCGCCAGTAGCTTGATTAACAGCTTTACCAGCTTTTTCTAATTCTTCCGCAAATCCTTGTAGTTTAGGATTAACTTTTTCCATCAATGGAGTGACTAAAGCATTATTGATAGCCGCATAAGTGTCAGCCATACGTGCTTCAGCAAGTACTGCAGTTTTTGTTACATTGTCTTTACTTGCTTTTTGTTCTTCTTCTACTTGTTTGTATAATTTTTCTCTAGCCTTTGCACGACCTTCTTCTGTTTTTAAATCATAACCTTCTTGTTTGGCTACAGCTTCAAGTTGTTGTTGATATTTTCTTGTGCCAATATACAAATCACTAAAATCTTTAACGCCTTGTTGAGCTAATGATCTATTAGTTTCACTTGCCTGTGTTAATGCTGCAGCGGCAGCAGCTTCCATAGTAAGCTGTTTAGCTTTTTTAGCGCTTTCTTCTGTACCTTTAGCAGCTTCTTCAGCAGCTTGGAACATTAATTTTTGTGCTTCGCCACCTAACAAGGAAAACTTAGTAGCCATTTCTTGACTAGGTCTGCCCATGGCAAAAATCTCTTTTGATAATCTTTGGAAATCAGGGCCTGCTGCTGCCGCAGCAGTAGTCATCATATCAAATGCTTTTTGTACATGTTCACCACCAGCAGCAGTTTTAGCATCTATAGCAGCCATTATTTGGCCGTTTTCTCTGTCTTTTCTTAGTTTGTCTTCTTGTTCTTTTCTAGTCTGTCCTGTAAGTTTGGCTATAGAATCCATTTCAACAGCTAAATTTCTAGCTGCGTCAACTTCTTTCTTTAAAACTTCTCCTTCTAGCTTATCTCTTGTTCTGATTGATGTAACTTGTAGTGCTATTAATTCATTTAGATCTTTGTTGTTGTAGCCCATCAATCTCAATTCATCAGCTACGCCACTGTCAAACAATCCTTTAGCTAATGTATCAAATTGTTTTCTGCCTTGGTTAACAGTTCCGCCAAATGAAGCTAACAGTTGGGTATTGTTTTTTACAACTTCAGCATATTCATCTAGTGTTAATCTCGAATTAGCAGCACTTTGACGTAGTTGAATAATGCTGTTATCAAAGCTAGCGCCCGATTTACTCAGCATTCTAAAAGCATCTACGCCTTCTTCGACATATTTTACAACCTCGTTAAATCCACCACTAACACTGCCTAATATTTTACCTAATGTGCTGCCTTCGTAGCCAGCCATTTTAAAATTTGCTTCTAATGCCTTAGTAACATCACTTATTCTGCCGCCACCGGTGATCAGTTTACCCGATACATCTTTCATTGAGCCTGCTAGACCAGTGGCTACACCGCCTAATTCGGTAAGTCCTCTTTTAGCAAGATCTCCTAACATTGACTGAGCACCGGGCGAAGAACTAGGTGCAGTTCTTGGGGCTGCTGAGCTGCCACCTGCTCGTCTTAGCAGTCTAAGTTCTTCTAAAATCTGTTGTTGGACATCTGCCATTATTTTTTTCCTGAAAATCTAGGTATATAAATACTCATATATTTATCGGAACCAATATGACTGATTTTAATCCATTAAAAAAAT